GGAGTTGCTACAGTTGGAATGTTTGATGTGGAATACTCAATTTCTGTTGGACTATTTACTGCCTTAACTACAAATTGCCCATTATATCCAGATGCTGTTACTCCATTAATACGGATAGGAGTATCTACCGCAAGACCATCCAGTTCTGATTCTAATGTAACCGTAATTGTTCCTGATGGTGTTACTCCATTTCCGGATCTAATACTAGAAATTCCAATTTCAGCACCGCGAGAACCTACAATTCTAAATTCATCTACCTTGGTCTCAATATCAACTGCTCCTGGATAATCTGGAGCAATGTTTCTTTCACTTGCAGGACCATAAGCGAGACCAATCTTCTCATAGTAAATATCAAGATCCGTTCTATCTGTAGAATATACTAAATTATCGTCATTAATGTCAATATTATTTGCACCATCTGCATACTCAAATACTGTTAATTTGTGGTGAGAAAAGTTTGGGACAAATGTCTGATTTCCATAATTTTTATAAACTTGTCCATTTGGATCAGCGTCAAAAATAGAAAGTTGCCAAATGTAACAACCACCAGTCAATTGGAATATTGACGATCTTTGAATATTTCCATCTTCTGGATCTGGGACATACTTAGGTCTAATCTTAGTCTTTCTAAGGTCAATACCTACAAGAGATGTACCTCTTGGTACAATTACTCCACCATGAACCGAGTTAAACTTATAAAGTGCGTTATTGTCTGTTGTTACATCAAAGTTTGTTCTTGAATCAAATTCATTAAAATCGTTTGACGTACCACCACTACGAAGTTGGAAGGAAGATCCCGAAAGTGGAATCCATCCTGGTCTATTATCAATTACGTGATCTCCAGGATAAACAACAATAGTAGTATTTCCAAATCTATCGTTATTTGTTCCTGGTAAATATGAAAACCTTGCTGCTTCGATGAGTGCTCTTTGAATTGTCTTGAAAGGTCTTGTAAGAGCACTACCCGTATTTTCAATAGAATCTGTAGAATCCAATGAGTTAGGATCTACATAAATGATGTTTCCTCTAACGGAACGCAAAAAATTCTCTAGTCTGCTGAGACCCATTTTATCTGCACTTATAAGTTCTATTATAAGTTATTTATCATATAAAAAAACCTCCCAGAGGGAGGTTTTGGTCAGCACATTAAGTGCATTCCTTCACACGGACTCTTATATTTTACCACACTTGAGGTTGCCAAGTCAAGCGTTTTTTGAGTTCCTTATCAAATACCATCAAGTACCTATGTTTTCTACTTCTATCTCTCCATTCACCTTCAGATCCCTTTATAGGACCTCTAGAATGCTTTGTTCCATCAGCATAATAAAAGTCTTTCTTACGGTCTGTTAACCCATAATAAGTAAAATTACAAGCTCTGTATATAACTCCAGAGTGGTGATTAGAGTCAGCATAACTAAGAATAGCACGAACATTTGCATCTTTACGAAACCTTTTAATGCAACGACTAACAAACCAAGAGGTTATATTATATTCTTGTTTCTGAACATCTGGATGGATACAAAGTCGGGAAAGCTCAAATAAACCTTCTTGTTGATTTCTTTCTAACCCAAATGCTCCTCTGGCAATTTCTGGAACTGGGAGACCAGTAAAAATACAAGCGCCAAGAGACCCGCCAATGTTAAGAGGGCACTCCCACTCAGTTCTTTTAAAAAGTCCATAGTTGAAACCTGATTTAAAATCTTTTGATTCATCTTTAAGATAATGATAAGTATATAAGAGATCTTTAATCTCATTCTTACCAACTTTATCTATACTAAAATCCGATTTCATTTAAGTATTTTTACTTAGTTTGTTTTGATTCTAAGATATACTCTACGGTATTAGAAATGTCATTCATAGCAACACGAAGATCTGGTTGTTGTCCTGATTCTTGACGACATATTGGACGACGATTGTCTGTAAGTGTCCAACGCCAAAGGTTCATATCATTACAATACCAAAGATTAATTCTCATTTTTGAAATGCTCCAACTTGACCCAGTTAAGAAGTGCATTGAATTCAGATCTTTTTTCTTCTGTAAAATCTATACCTTTGCTAAAAAGATAAAAATCAATTGCTTCAATGACGTTCTTTCGGTCTTTTTGTGAAATTAATGACATTTGGAGTTTAATGAACTCAAGCCCCCGACTGGATTTGAACCAGCGACCAACGGTTTACAAAACCGTTGCTCTACCACTGAGCTACAAGGGCATTTAATCAACAGGCAACATTTCTGGATTTTCCAGATCTAATTCAAATAAGAGTGGATGACATTGCTCTTCAATCAAATATGAAGAACATTTATACATGTCATCAACTTCGTACCGTCTTTCTTTGTCTGCGATTTTGATTAACTCCTCATCGAATATTGATTCGTCGGGGAGTTCATCAAAAGTAAAGGGAACACCACTTATAAAGTACATAAGCACTATTTGTTTACCTTCATTGTACCATACATATCTGGCATCAATTCGGTATTTCATAAGTAGTTCTCTACTTTTGAATATTTAGGGCATTAAAACCCTAGTGCGAGTAGGGAGACTTGAACTCCCACGGGATTGCTCCCAACAGATTTTAAGTCTGGTGCGTCTACCGATTCCGCCATACTCGCATTTTGGTAGGACTGGAGGGAATTGAACCCTCTTCACACCGTTATAAGCAGTGGGCCTTAACCAATAGGCGACAGTCCCTTGAAAGGCACTTAACAATTATAAGGCATAAACCCCAGATTGTCAAGTGCTTGTATCATTCCATTTGGTAAGTTGGTGGATGATACTTAAGATACTCTTGGAAGGTCATTTTCATTTCCTTATGAGTCATACCGCAGTGCTTTGCTGCTGCTGGAAGATTCATTGTAGCATAGAATAATGCCTCATTTGATTCTTTTACGTTTTGTGGTGTTGTTTTTACTCTTTGTTCAATTAAAGAGTCGATTTTGATCTGATTCATAGTGGACTTACATAAGCAAGAGTGTCTTCTCCCAGTGTGGCACGAACAAATTTTAGCACATTCATAAATTCTTCTGCGGTTTCACAGACCACTTCCTTTTCTGACCCCTCACTAGAATAGATATGCACAGTGCGCTTGGTAGGATCCACCACACATCGAGTCAGATACTCTTCTTTCATCTGGGAACTTTCTTGATTACCAAACCATAGTAGCATACTGACCAAGGCGTGTCAAGAGAAAAATCATTAATTTGAGAAGTAAGTTATCACTGCTCTTCCATCGCCGCCAGTTTGTCCAATAGAAGTTGAAGTTGCTGAAGTATTTGCGATTATATTACCAGTAATACGCTCACCGCCAACAGCAATTGGAAAATTCCAAAATTCGGAACTCTGGCCACCAGGACTGGTAAGTATACCAGTTTGTGAGGATATAATAGTTACCCTAGACGGATCATAGTAACCGCTTCCGCCACCGCCACCGCCGCCGCCTCCATATTGTCCAGAACCGCCTCCTCCACCACCACGCCATCCTGGACCTCCTGCTCCACCACAATCAGATGCAATAGGAGCATCGGAAACAAAGCTAATAAGTCTAGATGCACCACCACCTCTTCCCCCAATATATCCACCAGTTGCATTAGCACCTTGTAATGGAGCACCAGTAGTATTCCATGGAGAATTTCCTCCTCTTCCACCAGTTGCTGGGTTTGTTGCAGTTGGATCAGATGATGCAGCATCAATTATGAAAGGAGAATATCCATTTTCCCCTTGAGTTGAATTTGCAATGACAACTCCGTTTCGTATTGAAGCACCTCCTGCTCCACCAGCAGAAGGAAGACCACCTCCACCACCCCTTCCTGCTATAGCATATGATCCAGAAAGAGAGAGATATGATAATCCATTTCCACCGTTTCTTCCAGTAACAGCTCCATTTCCCCCAACACCACCATCTCCACCTCTTGATCTTGTTGCATCACCTGGAACTGTATTAGCAGCGGCACCAATTGGTCTTACAGATGCTCCTCCTCCACCGCCTCCGCCACCTACAATTAAAAGAACTTCGTTTGGAATAGTATCTCCATTCAAAATAGCAGTGTATCCACCACTAGATCCTCCTACTGAACCGGGATCTGCTGGATTATCGAAAAACTTTTGGGTAATATTATTTTCAATCAATATTGTTACTGCTTCCCAGGCATCATCATTACTTACATTAAATTGACCAGGATTTTCTGTTGGAGTTGTTGGATTCAAATTATACGCACACATTACAGTTGCTTCCTGTGATCCATTAGGATTCGTTCCAACAGATTGAAGAGCACCTAAAGTGTATCCACCTGGAGATGTTGCTGTAATGCTTATATCGTCAACAAAAGCAAATGCTGCAACTATATTATTTGCAGCAACACCACTAATAGGTGGTGGATCTGGATTTCCATTGTTATTTGATGAATCGGCAAAAGATATTGTTGCTGCAGGATCAGCACCTCTAAAAACTTGAACAATATGTGCAGTACCTCTTGGTTGTCCTCCTCCACCACCACCAACTTGAGTAGTAGTTCCAGTCAATCCATCAACAGTAGTTTCTAATGCAGATTCAACAAACTTATATGAAAGTTGATATGAAGGGTCCTGATTGGTTATATTGGTTATTGAAGTGTAATTTGATGGTCCAGCTGCCCAAGAAGGTGTGGATAATGTTCCTCCATCAGAAACTGAAGCAACTAAAACTAAATCACCTACCTGAGTTCCTGTTGGCAATGTAATTGATCCAGTAAATGATGATGGTGTTGCTGTTGGTCTTAATGCAACAGTAACAGAATTCCAATCAACTCCAGACGGTGTTATGGTAAAAGAAGTTGGTGTTTCAGTTGGAGTGTCTAGTAATCCACTTTCAAATGCATTGACTAATGTTGCTTCGGAAATGCCAGTTGAATTGCTTCCAACAGGATAAACTGGTCCTATAGTGTAATTTGGATTGGATATTGAAATATTAGTTGCTGTCAGTGATACATCTCTAATAAAAACAAAAGGTACTACTGCATATTGAGAACCATCTAAACCAACAGCACTTGGATTAATTGTAGTATCATTTATTCCACTGGATGTTGATATGTTAATAGGGTCTGTGGTGCTTACATTTCTATAAACATAAGCAACATGTCTAATTAATGCACTATTACCATTATTATCCTGACCAAGAGGAGATAATCCAGTTATTGTATTATCTGCAGCAGATATCCACCTTTTCCAAGAAAGACTGTACCCATTTCCAGCGTCAAGATTTGTAAAACCAACTGGTAAATTTGGAGTTCCAGCGTCAGCAAAAGAAGCAACTACAATTATATCATTTGATAAAGATCCTGCAGGAAGAGTTATAGATGTTGGACTCGCTATAAAATTATTACTACGACTAAGAAGAACACTAACTCCCCAACTTGGACCAGATAAACCTCCAAGACCAAATGGACTTGGATTATAGTTTACAGCATTAACAAATGCCCTGTTAGCTGCCATTACAGTAGAATCAATTCTGGCAGGAGTTAATGCTATTGTAATTGCAAACCAGTTATCATCGCCATCAGGGGCAGTATCAAATGAACCTGGATCTATATTTGCTGCTGTAGTTTGAGACAAATATGCCGTCATAACAGTTGCAGCATCATTAGTATCACCAGGACTACCAGTTGCAGCAACTGGACCAGCAGTAAATCCAGTAGGTACAGCAATAGTTGCTGATGCATTGTCATCATCGAGAACAGCAGCAACAACAATCATAGACCCATCAACAGTTGGAGTTACAGCAGGTGGATCGGGATTAGAGTCACCACCAAATCCTAATGTGTCCTCAGCAGTTGTTCCAATTGGAAACTCTGGATCAACACCCCTAAATGCTAAAACTGTATATGCAATATTTTCATCTGGATTATTTGAAGGATCTGATAAACCATTCAAAGTAATTGAAGTTCCTGTAGCAAATGTATATGATACTCTTCTACCGGGCCCGTTTCCTCCGCTAGAAAGACTATTCCAACCTGTAGGATTGGCAGGAGTTAGACCATCTGAACCAGCAATAACAATAACAAAATCACCTGCTTGTAATCCATTTACAGTAAATGATGTATCTGCGGCATCAACCGCGACAAAAGTGTTTCCAGTTAATGTAGTAACTGGAGTCACTGAAGTTGGACTATTTGTAGAATTGGCAACTGTAAGATTTGAATGTCCACCTGGCGGAGTAATAGATCCTGGTAGAATACCAATATCATCAAAAAATCCAAAAGATACTCCCATAGCTCCCGTTAAATTGGCACTGATGAAAGGGGAATCTGGTTGATTAGTAGTAGCAAGCTGATTTACATCAATACCATTAACAGTATCGACATTTGCAAAAACTTGGGCAAGGTGAGAAACTGGTCTTGCAACACCATTTACTGTTAATGATGGAGTTAATCCTGGTACACCTTCATTGGCAAAATCAGCAACTTTATATTGAACTCTATAACTTGGATTTCCACCATTGCTAAAAGATAATGTTGTATAATTTGTCAATTGTGGAATTGTTCCTTCATCGCAAGAAGATGCTAAAATAATGAGATCCCCTATGCTGTTTGTTGTTAATATAGATGTATCTCCTGTTGTTGCTGAAACGGAGCTTACATAAGAAACTGCTGGGTTAGATCCTGCAGCTGCTGCGACTGTAGATCTAAGTGTTGTAACTTCTGCTGGAGTTGTTAAAGTCACCGCACTATTTGCCGATGCTGATCCTACAGGTGTTATATTAGCAATATTTGTTGGAGCAAATTCTCCAGTATCTGGAACCGAAAAATACTCCGGGATTCCTCCACCTCCACCTCCACCTACCTGGACTCTGATATTATTAATTCCAAGGACATTTACTCTAGCTTTGACGTATCCCCCTGCTCCACCAGAACCAGATATTCCATCTCTAGCAGATCCTGATGCTCCACCACCACCCCAAAGTTCAACGTCAATAATAGGTGGGCCAACAATAATACCAGTATCAAATAATGCACTTGTATTCGCACTCTGAATGGTAAATATTGTTTTTATTGAATAATTGGTATTAAAAATTTCATCTTCAGTTTGTCCACCACCAATAATTAGAGCTTGCATTATAGGCATTTTTCAAATCTCCTTAATATAAAATTAGAAAATGCCGACTCCGGCAACAATAAATTCAGTTCTTCCCACAGTATCAATACATAAAAACGTTGCGATTGCATTTTGAAGCATAGTAAAACTTACAATGCCAATGGTTCCGGGAACTCCTGCAAGTATATATGATCCATTTGAAGTGCCTCCTTCAGTCCAACGAACAGTTGAAATGCCATCACCTACAAGGTTTCTATTTACAACAGTTATTGCATCACCAACAGCAAAATTATTATTTACAAATTCAACAAATGATGAAGTATTAATTACATGTTGTCCAACATAAGTTCCACCTATTGATGCTGTGGTTGGACCTTGAGGAATTGCTCTAAAATTGCCAATTCCATCCCTTAGAATCTCATTATTAAAATCATATCTTAGTTCTGCAGTAAAAAATGCTGTTGCAATTCCAAGACCGGCATCAAATTCACTTATTGTTCCAATTTTAAATTCTCCACTGGGAGCATCAACAGAATCAATAAAGTCTTCAACTTGAGTATCCGTATCAATTTCAACCCAAGAAAGTCCAATACCAGTGGTATTGTAGAAGGTCGATCCTGTAGATACTAAAACATTTCCCGGACTTCCATATCCAGATTCTGCTGAAGTTCTTCTCACTGAGAAATCCGGCAAACTTATTGCCGAAACAGTAAGGATTCCAACTCCCGGCGCAACCGCAGTTCCATCAGTTCCTTGAATTGTGATGTTTTTTGCTGTCAATCCATTGGTAAATGTTGAAATAGAATTTACAGTTAATTGATCTAACGGTACTGCTACTTCTCCAATGGTTACATTATTTGTAAATGTTGTAATACCTGTAAATTCTGAAAGTAAACTTACAGTGAAATTATCTGTCGGCAATGATCTTCCAGGAACTCCAATTGAAGTTACTCCAATAACCTCTAAGTCAATCAGAGTATCTACATTAGTCAAAGAAGAATCCGTGACTCCAGAACCAAGAGTTGTGGCACTTAAAACATCTGCTCCATCAATTCTGTAAGTTTTTCCAACACCTAAATCAATATTTTCTGAAGATTTTAAAGAATCTGATGCTAAGTTATAAGTAAAACTCTTTTGAATAGTTCCAAGACCAATGGTAATACCACCAGTATCTAATAAAGCATTATCTAAGGATACTGATGTTCCAATTCCGATTTGAATATCAGCAATCGTAACTACAGTCGAATCAATGATTGTTTGTCTTCCATCTACATACAAATCACCTCTAATTCTAACGAGTCCTCTATCATCTAATGTTGGTGCTGGATCAATAATAATCTCAGAAGGACCATAAATCGTGGAAACATTTGATGTTCCACCTAAACCACTGAAAATAGAAATACCTGCACCAACAGTTTCAAGTCTCTTTTCATTATTATAGAATAACTCTACTCCACTATCAGTAGTGAATTGGGCATAAAGATCTACTAAAGAAGTATCTCTGAATTCAATGTTATCACCAGCAATAACAAGAGAACCAGTTGGATTATCCTCAATAATATAACTATTTTCCGTAACTGGATCGTGATATAAAGTTAAATCACTTGAGATTCCTAAAGTTATTTCCGACACATCGGGAAGAGTTAATGTTCCGGCAATACCAGCGTTTCCGTTATTATAGAATCTATAATAAGGTATTACTCTATCTGTTGCAACTCCAAGTGAAGTTTCTGTTGAGAATGCAACTACAAAAACATCACCTCTATCGGGTGCAATGAATGTATCACCAGTGTCTAAATTGGCAGTATATACATTATACTCATCACCAATACTTTCACCAATACCAATTCCCTTAACTGTAATTGAATTAGAGTCTCCAAGAGGTCCAGATTTGCGAGTATCAATACGAATAATTCCACCAACTCGACTTGTGTCTACAATTCCTGCTTGAGGAATATTTGCTCCCAGTGAAATTAAAGCGCCATCAACTTCTGTGAAGAGTGCAGAAGTTACGGAGTTTGCAAGTCCAGTAAATGAAATTCCAGAATCTGTTGCAGAACCAGTATTATCGGGAAGTTCTCCAATTAAAATATTACTATTCTCTGCATCAGTAATTAGATGAATTTCTGATAAAGGTTGAGATGTTCCAATACCAATTCTGCCATCATTCTTTATGTTAAGATATGGAGTTGTTGGTGGACCATTTTGATCGGAAAGATTCTTATTATCAATTAAGAGTGAATCTCCACGACCTTTTTGAATTATTCTAACGGTTGGAGTTTCTCTATCATCAACAATATGAAATCTTGAATTTACGGGATCTGCCGTTCCTATACCAACAATTCCCGTAGCACGATCTACTATCCAATATTCTGGATAGTTTCTTGGGAGATTTGGTATTGGTTCTGAATCTACAAACCCCTCTTCCTCTAGAAGTTCTTCTAATTCTTCTTCCGTCATATTTTATCGCCTATTGTTTTATGTATATTATTTTTTAATGTCGTAATTGTATCCAACAATTGACCTTTGATTATTATCTCCAGGATAATCTTCAATATTTCCCTTATACTCTGGAATTAATTTTTCAGTATCAATTCTTTCTGCCATAATATAATAGAAACAATCTATAGGAAGTCCTCCATTAGATTGTAAGTATATTTTTTCATTATCCCATCTTTTCACAATAACGTCTTGATGAGACCCAATTGGCGTTAAATTCACTGTAATTGTTTTGACATCAACCAAATTTTTCCAATATTCAGGAAGTTTAATTTCTTTTTTATTTTTAACTCTTCCTCTAACATATACTGCTGCTTCAGGTCCTTCGACGCAAGAATGAGTAAGTCTCCAACCTTCTTTTGTTGGATGTTTAATATCAAAATCCTTTTTAATTGATAGTCTATGCCTTCCACATGCAGCAGTAACGTCTCCAATTGCTTCTAAACCCAAAGCTCTTACTTTTCTTCCAGCAGTAACGTCTTTTGCAACATCTAGATGATTAAAAACAACAGCATCTCCCTTTACAGCAAGGGAATATGGGGAGTGATTTACTGGACCAAAACAACTTGGCAAATATCCCGGAACAAATGGTGGAGGTGAGTCGCTATTACGCATCTTACCAATCATTACAGTTGCCCAAATATTTGGAAACTGATTTGCTCTTCCAAATACTGCAGGAGATTCGCAGTACATTGACCCCCTGATTTCAAAAGGTCCTCTACCAAGAAGTTCGGGATTTCCTTTACCTATAAAAAGTCTCTTTCCTACTGTGACATCATCAAAACTAGCTGACATTTTTTATATCTTAAACGAAGTTCTTTTTATTATGTATCTTAGCAACGTTAGATGGAAATTTGGACTTCTTAATTTTTTGTGCTGAAGTTGCAACATCAACAAGACCACCGTAAATATCCATAGAAGCATCAGCAACTAATTGCATTGAACCAGAAGAAAAGAATTTTGCAACAGAGTCGGCATCAATTTTTATATTTTTTGATTTTAAATTAATCTCTTCATTTGATTCTAAATTAATGACTCCCGCATTATTTTTAGTTCCTTCCGCAATTAAATCAATATTTTCAGCATCAAGTTTAATTCTTCCATTTTTTGCTCTAAAAACAATGTCACCATTAATTGCCTCAAAATAAATTCCATACTTATTATAAGGAATATCATCACCCGCTTTTACTTCAAATGCTCCTGGACAACGAATAATAGTCCAACCTTGTCTACCTTTATCAGCATCAAGAGTTATATAATGCCTATAATCATATCCACTACGAACCATATATGCCGAAAGAACATTATCATTATGAACGTGACCTCTTATAGTTTCACTATCTTTAGTTCCTTTTCTATGAGCGTGATAATTCCTCTGTAATTTATCTGCCATTAAAATTTACCTACACAATCTACAACAGAAATAATATTTTGACCTGGTGAAATCTCATCTTCAGGAAGATCGCCAATTCTACATACTGAAAATACAGGAATAAGTTTAGCATTGTACCCAGTCTCACTATCTATAAAGATTTCTGGAAGATCTAGGAAACCTTCTGAGTTCTTGATAATATTAACTTTTGCCAAAGAACCATTTTCATCAAACACTGGTTCTAAAACAGCACCATAATTTGGTTCCATTACAATAGTATCTCCAGGACTATAATCAAAACCTGAATCTTTGATATAAATCTCATCTAAACATAAAACAACTGGATATTGACCATTACCAGAAGTTGGGAATTGTAAAGGAGATTCTAAATCATCGGGAATTTGTGGCGCGGTAATTTCGGCGGGATTTGAAACTTTATAGCATACTCCTCCAGGAATATTTTCTAAAACATTTCCATCTGGTCCAAATATCTTTTCCGAAGTTCCTGCTGGCATACACACTTCATCACCTGGATTAAGTTTGATAACTTGTCCAGGATTATACGGTCTATCATAATCAAAATTTTCTCTTCTTACAGAAGTTTGCTCTTTAGTTTTCCAAATTCTTCCATCACCACCTTCATCACCATCAAAACCTGACAAATATCCAGTTCCTGGATCAAGAATTATAACTTTTGCGACTCCACCTGGAGATTCTGTATTTTTATCTAATAATTCTAAAGATGGACCTTGAACTTTTTCAATTCTAAATGTTGCCCCACTTCCATTATCAACTGTTACAATATCTCCAACTTGATAGCCATCTCCAGGATCAAATATTTCAATGCTAATTATAGAACCATCAATAATTTCTTCTGGATTAGTTTCATTTCCTTGATAGACAGCAGTAACTTCTTTTTCTTGATATGCGATAATAAATTCTCCACCATTATCACCAACAGTTATTCTAGTTCCATCCATAGTAACTATTCTTCCACCAAATGCTCCTGCTTTAACTGGTTCTCCGCCAGTAGCACCTGCTCTAATTTCTTTTATACCCGAAGTTAATTTGACATTACTTACTTCACTAACAACAGGAATTCCTCCTATTCCTCCTGCAGTGATAGGAAGTTCTCCGGCAAATACATTAGTTCCTCCAATACCCCCAACAGTTAAAGTTTTTGTTGAAACATTTGCAACATTACTACGTGGATTTGCAGATGCAAATGTAGAAATTAATTGAGAATCAATTGCACCTAAAACTCCATCGTCACTTACATCAAGTATACCTGTTCCACCTATTGTATGAATACCAATATGTGCTAATATTTCGGCATTAGTTGTCCTTGTTGCGTCAGGAGAAAGAGGAATTCCACTAAAATCTGTAATACCACTGCTATATGCAGCAAGTAGTGCGGAATCAGTATTCGTAATAAATCTATCTCCATCAATATCAATAGCATCAAAATTATTTACAATTCTATCATAATCAGTTTTTGATAAATTTGATGGTTTTGTAAATTCTGGCGTTCCAATTTGTATTGGAACTCCTCCTGCAGTTAATTTAATACCTTCAATAATCCGTACTGTTCTATCTTTATTAATATCTGGTGCAGGTGGTTGTCCGATTTCATCAACAATTTCACCAATTACTGCATCGATTGTAGTTTCTATATTAACAGTCAAACCTTCACCAGTTCCACCTGTAGTTGAAACGTTAGAACCATCTGCATATCCTGTTCCTGAAGAAAGTAATACAACTTCTATTGGAGTTCCAGTAAAACCATCATTTCCTGCGAAAGGAACTTGACCACCAACTCCAGTTTGACCACTTGACTGATCTGTTGGAGTTGTTTGAGTTTCTGGTAATGTTATTGGTTGACCATTACTTAAACCAGATGCAGAACCAGTTAATAATGTTGAAGCATCTATTAAAGTAGAATCTAAATCGATACCAGATCCTTGTCCACCTCTATTGTTATTGTTAAGGACAACTTTTGCTACGGCACCTTTTCCTTTTCCGCAAGGATCTCCAATACTAATAAATGGTGCTTCTGTGTATCCAGAACCAGAACTTAAAATATCTACTCCGAGTATTTGTCCAGTTTGACTTACAATTGCATTTGCTGCCGCACCTACACCGCCACCGCCAAAAAATGACACTGTTGGTGGTCCACAAGGAACTGGACCGACTCCGCATCCAGCACCATCAAATAAATCATCAAATCCAATACCAGAAACTAATCCTGCGACATCTCCAACTGCACCAGTAACTTCATCAACAACTCCAATTCCAGATGCAGCTGCATTTAAAAATTGACCAGTTAATCCTTTACCTGCCTTTTTTGCATTTTTAATAATTTTCTTTAAACTTACAGAACCCCCTCCATTATTCCCAGGTCCATCCCAAATACTCCACACATCAACAGATGGACCTTTTATTTTGGTTTCGCAAAAACTAAACCCAAGAATACCTTTCACAGTATCAAAAATTTCTCCTATTGCATTAAAACTAAGTGAAACTCCACCAATACCCTTAATTAAATTTGTTATAGAATTTAGGGGTTTGAATAATGCATTTAATGCCCCAGAAATTATTCCAGTAATTTTTCCTAAGAAACCTCCGACAAAATTTTCAAGCAGACATTCTGTTACATTGACTGCTTTTTTTGCAATATTTTTTAAAAACTTTCCAACTAATTTACCAAGTCCATTTAATGCTTTATTAAAAAGACAAGAAATTCCAAAGAGTACCTTGTCTCTTGCAGTTTTAACTCTTGGCCTTTCATTTGGCATAAAAAGGAAAGTCAATTTCTTGGAAATATCGTTTGCCTTTTCTATAACATTTTTTCTCAGTTCTTTAATAATCCATTTTATCTTACCAGAAACAAACTTAACTGCTTCATCTAATGCTTTTTGTATCTTATCCTGAAAACTGTTTATTAAATCTTTTTGCTCTGAACCAAATTTTGAAAGATCTCTAAGAATTAACTCAATTTTACTAATCAAATTTTGTATATCAGTTTTTATTCCCTTAACTTGATTTGGTCCCTGAGATCTTAATTTTGATTGATGTGTAGGAATTATTGCTTCTTTTCTTTGAGACTCTTCCTGAGCATTTTCTAAATTAGTCGGATTTTCTGCTGCAGTACTTATTTTTGGTTGAGGATCTTTTCTTATTCTCCCAGGTGATTTAGTTTGAATACCTTTTACACCTTCTCTATTTTCTTTTACAGCATATTGAGCTCTTTTGTCAAGTTTTTCATAACCATCAAAAGGAAGAAATGGAACTGGGGGAACATTTCTTTGGACAGCAGTGTATGAGTTATATCCAATAACTCCCATAATAACTGGTTGTTGACCATCTTCACCGTCTAAGAAAAATCCAAAGACAAAATTTCCTTGTCTCAATTGGGTATTTTCTGATGCAGAAGCACTACCAGCTCCAGCAGTCACTGGATACATTACTGTTGCCCAAGGCAAATCATTATCGGGAAGAGCCTTGTTATCTGCAGTATGGTATCCCATAATGCGAACTCTATATCTTTCACCAAATCCCCTATGATCATCAGTCTTATTTGTTCTAAATGCGGGTATATTAGTTTTCCAAATTTTTGAATCAACAATTTGCCCTATCCACCAGACAAATCCATCTCTTCCAACAAATTGTTTTTTAAACAGTTCGTGTTCAATCATCGTAAATTCTGCACTCTAAAGCGTCGGGATTTTCATCGCAATAAAGTTCTAATGGTGTTGGATCATGATCATCATCTGGATGATTATCTTTATATTTTTCCAAAGAGTTTAATTCGGACTTTAAATGTCTAACTCTTTGTCTATTTGTGTTTGAGTCATCTAATTCATCATTAATACTTTGTATGTGCTGATTAATTGATTCCATAGTTTTAATCTATAATTTGTGTGGAATTAAACGAATCTCTAATTAAGGTTAAACTAGTATAAGTATCTTCTGGTGTTATCCTATGACACAAACTAGCAATTAAGTATTTTCCTTTTGTCTCCTTATTTGGTTTTTTGTTTTTATTCTTTGTGAGATCTGGAAAATCGCATTCAATTATATCACCTACTCTAAGACTAAAATCACCTGCTATAATAATATTAGTCTTAATTGTATATAGCTGATTATAACGCATGATGGATTGAACCATTAATTTTGGTGCATCATAATTAGCATATTTTGGATCATTTTTCCAGGTTTTCAATTGTGCGTTTGGATTATTTCCAGATGGCATAGTTCCATAGTCTAAAATCAAATTCATTAATCTTGAAGGTGCTTCTGTAAATTCATCTGGGACAAATAATACATTTTCTTCTGCTGGTTTTATTCCATCTATTTGATTGAATTTTAGATTATAATTTCTAACTTCATAATCCATCGCATACAAATCAAAAAATAAGCTTCTGTTTGCATATGTTCCCATAGAAACATTTTGTTGAAGATCAATGTCTCTATCAATACTCACAGACAATATTTTATCTGTATACTGCGTTGATTTATTTATGTTTGGCGCATTTGTATATACATATTTTTTTTCATCTTTTGGTTTCTGAGAAAGTAATATATCAATCGATTTAAATTTAAATCCATCATAAGTTTCATAGAAAAAATAACCAGCAGCACTATTAATCTTCCCAGTTCCTTCTGGAGCTCCCTTTGTTGCTAACCAAGTACAAACATAAAATGGTTTTCGGTCATTTCCAATAAAATTGTATGGAATAATTGTTGAATCAACTTCAATATCCTTTGTAGTATTCAATCCATTTTTATCTCTTAGTATTTGTATTACATTTTCGGAAATCTTGTTATCATATCTTTTTACAACTCTTGTCTGTTCATTTGCCAAAAACTCTCTAGTACATAGATCAAGAATAAAAACTTCTTTTTGAGTTCCTGGATTTGCATTTTTAATTCTATTCACATAAAAACCTTGAGTTCCAAATTCTAATACATTCTTTTTTTCTTGATTATCTGAAAATTTTATAGATACTCTTTCACCACCTCTAATGGGCAATCCATCCAGAAGACCTATCATTTCATTTTTTTGAAATTCCAATCCTCCAGAATCTGCAACAACAACTCTCATGGTAATTGAATTTGATAACAAATTCTCATAGTAATTTAATTCAACTATTGAAGCAGCAATGTCAAGACCCTTCTCACTATATTTTCCAGTAGTGGGGAAGATCGTAAATAATTTTATATCCGATGGTAAAACTTTCTGGTTAGACATTTAAATTATATTTTATAAAATGCTGAAACAATAACTTGCTTTAAGGATTTATTGTAAATATCTATATTACTATTTACACTACCAATCAAACTTCCTCCCGATTTATTAATCCTACCATTAACTGTATTGGGTGATGATGAACCTTGCATTGGTATCATTATAATATTACTAGCACCTTCCTTTTCATATGATGCTTCTTCTTTTATTGAATTAACACTTGGACCAGTGTAAGAGCCATCTGCTAATGCATCAAGATAAAACTGTTTTACTTTTCCACCTTCTATTTTAAAGTTTGGATCATATTTTGCTTGTTCTTTAGATGAAGAGCTCAAAGGAGTTGGGGAACTTGAAGAACTTGAAGGAGTTGGGGAACTTGAAGAACTTGAAGAAGATGATGCTATACTTGGATCTGGTTGAATAGTTCCCCCAAAAGGAGCATCAATACCATATTTTGATAATGGATTAAATCTAGAAAGAACTGCTGATTTTGATCTTCCAGTATCACTTGGATTTGTTGCTGTTTCCCAATGTAAGTGAGGACCATCAGATCTACCAGTACTACCAAGTTCTCCAAGAATTGTTCCTTTTTTAATTCTTTGACCTTTTCTAACAAATGCTGGTTTATTCATATGAGCATAAAAATGACCAATCCCATTATCATCAATCCAACTTACCCAATTACCATATCCACCTGCTTCATAACCAGTATCCTGAACAACTCCATCACTAAATGCTTGTAATGGTTCTCCGGTTGTTCCATTAATATCAACTCCCATATGCATTCCTGGAGATAATGCAAAATCTCTCATTCCCATACCAGAAGTTAATACTCTCTTTCCACCTCCCATAATAAATTCAGAAGCTTTATGTTTTTTCACAGGACCACCATTTCCTTTTCCTCCTCCCATAGCAGACATCTTTGATTTAATCATATCACGAAGTTTTGGTCCACCACTACCAAATCTATCAGATTGTGATAACTTATCCAAATCCCATCTTTGAACTGGTGGGGACAGTATTCCCGCTGGAACCGCATATCTTTCCCATTCACCGTGAGTTTTAACATTGCTATCAACTTTTGCTGGAGTCCATCCCCAACTCTTTGCCAAGTTTGCTGCTTCAGATGTCATAACATCCAATTGCTTGGTCGTTGGTGGAGTCTTTAAATTATTTTCAGTTGCTCCTGCTGCAGCAGCGACAGCAAGACCAACCGAATTTGTATTTCCTCCTGCTGTATGACCACTCTTGTCCTTATCATAAGGAGTATTTTGAACTTTTTCACCACTACCCAAGACAATACTATGGTATGCTGAAAATGGAGTATTATATCCTCCAGCAGACCAATGTAAAAATATTTTTCTATTTTTTGCATCTATAGGAGATCCAGCAACAATAGGTCGATTACTATCTGGAGATTTGCCTCCACCTCCACTCGAAGAGGATGACGCTTTTGTTATAGATGTAGAAGTTGCTCCAAAATTGGGAATTGCTCCGATAGTATTTCCACTATAATTCCAATCCCATCCAAAATAATTATCACCTTTCTTTCTCAATATTTGTCCTTTTCTTTCTGATTTTGGGTAATTTGTAAAGTCAGTTCTTCCTCCAATAAAATCTATCGCATCTTTTTGATACTTTGGATTTAATATTGCATCTGCCGCACCTTTAACAAAATCTTCAGAAGTTCCTGTGGCAGCAGATGCTGAAGATAAATCTTTAATTTGTAACCACTCTGGATTTGGTACACCATTCCCCTTTGATGCTCCATTTGGATATCTCCAAGTTGGTTCATATTGCCAAGTTCTCGTAATCAATCCAGATATTGATTTTGTCCCATAAGCACCAGATGCTGCTCTATTGTAAATTGATTGAGCAACATCTGCTCTTCCTTGAGGATCACCATCTTCTCTTGATGCAACAGCAGCAAGAGTCCAAAAATCGGAAGTTCCTCCAGAAATATTAATTTTTGATTGTTGTTGTGGAGTATTGGTAGAGGTTCCTTTATTTGGATTTTCCTTATAAGATTCAGATTTAATTCTTTTGTAATCATTGTTTAATGAAACTCTGGTCAAATCATTAAATATTGCTTTTTTTGCCCACTCGGTAAGATCTTCCGAAATTGGTTCTACAAGTCTCTTATTAAATCCAAAAACTTTACTTTCCGATAAGGCATCACCTACCGAATAACCAATTTGTTTTGCTGCATTATCAGTTCTTGTTTTGTTTATTTTTTCACCCAATCCAACATCGAGACTAATTTGCATCAGTTCTCCAACAAAAGAACTAGTGCCCAGTTTGCTTCTAATTTCTTTATAAGTTTCTAAAGATTTTTCATCTGTAAAAATATTTTTCTTAGCATTACTTTCAGTTGCTGAAGAAACTTTGGAGTTTATTGTGGAAATTGTTCCTGGAGATGAAGTTGAACTACTTCTACTAACTACAGATGTGCTTCTTTGGCCAATTCTACCTGCAGAATACTTTTGCTCAACAGGATCAACAGGTGCTTCCTTATCTGCCACATCTTGGAGACCAATTAAATTAGAATATATTTTCTTTCCTGCCCAATCACCAATAGCACCGCCAACCGCACCTCCTACCCAAGTTCCAACAACAGGAATAGGAATTATACCAGTTCCTATTGCTGCACCAACTGCTGTTCCTAAAGATGCTCCAGCTGCTCCCGCAATTGCCTTATCAACTCTTTCACCCATTGCAAGATCAATACCAATCCCAATGAGTGCGCCAATAAAGGGAATTTTTTTAAATAAATTTGAAACAAATTTAAATCTTTTTACAATATTTACTGCATTTCCAGCTGCTTTGATTGCAGATCCTCCTGCTTTGACAGCACCACCAACAACCTTTCCGACAACTTTAGCAGTACCTTTAACAATAGGAGTAGCCGCTTTTACTGCACCTGGAACAAGTTTTTTTGCTAATTTTAGAGCAAGACCTGTTGCCCCTTTTATAAGATTAAAAATTCTTTTTCCGGCAAAACCAAGAACTTTTTTTACAATAGAACCAGATTTCTTTATAAGAGGTGCTGCAAACTTTAATATTTTTTTTCCAAGATTAAAAACAAATCTAATTTGTCTCCTAAAAAGAACACTTGCACTGATAATTGAAAGTCTAACTCTTTGCCAGACATTAGTTAAACCATTAGCAATTTCCTCAAACATTTCAAGTATTTGAGGAATATACTTCCACAAATAATTGACTAAAGACCCTAATAATACGTTTTTAATAAAACCACTAATAAGATCAAGAAAACCTGGAGCCTTTTTTCCTTTTTTTGATTTTGGTTTTTTAGTTTTTTCTTTAGTTGCTTCTAAATTATCTTCTTTATTTTTTCTTTTTGAAAACTCCTGCTCTCTTCTTCTATTTCTTTGCTCACTTAAAAAACTTGACAAATTACTACTAGAAATTTTCTTTATAGTAATTAAATTGTTTTTTATTTTTGTAAGTTCATCTATTAATTCTGAACCATCAAATTTCTTTTGATTAGATGAAGTTTCTTCTTTGTCTATTAAAGATAATTTTTTAATATCAATCTTTTTAGTTTTTACTAAAAAACCACCAGATCCTCCACCTCCTCCGAATCCACCACCAAAAAATCCTCCGGAACCTCCTTCACCACCATCGCCAGAATCTCGTTTTACTAATCCACCACCTTTACCATCATCCTTTTTTTTAATAAAAGACTGTGCCTTTTTCTTTGCAATATCTTTAACCTTTTCTTTAGCAAAATTTTTAGAAGCAGTTTTTAGACCTTGTTTTAGACCTTGAGATGCTATTATTCTTCCTGCTCCAAGTAATGCTGCTGGTAGTGCCATTTATAATTCCTCCTTACATTCCCCAGATATTATAAATTGCGGCAACTGTTACCATAGTTTGTTGATTATCATCAAATGAATTGATAGTTGGTATTGAAGTTGTTCCAGTTTTTGTCATTCCAGTTTTCATTGTTTTGGATTGATTTTCTCCACCAGGCATTGGTATTATTGTTGTGGATGATCTAGATTGTGGTATACTTGGAATTGTTGGAGTTTTTGTTGGTGTAATTTGTGGTTGAGTTGGTGGAGTATATGAAGAACCTCTATTTTCTCTTCTATTTTGGAATGTTGTCTGTAATAATGTTTTTCTTGGTTGATTCGACTGAGAAGATGTTGGAGTTAATGACTTAAAAGATGGTCCATTTCTTTTTGCATTTTCAGAAGCAACTATAACTCTTTTTTCAACCTCTTCTGGAGAAAGACCTTCTGCTCTTGCCTTTGCTCTTGCTTCTTTTGCAGCCTCAAATACATGTGGCATTGATGCAGCAGTCTTTGTAGGATCCAATATACTTGAACCACTACCTCCCATTCCTCGTACTAACTGTTTAATATTATTAGTATTATTATTAGTATTATTAGTAGTATTATTAGTAGTATTAGTATTGGAAATAAAGTTGGAAGCTGAAGAGGAACTTATATTCCTTTTTCCAGTGTAAGAACCATCTGCTAATGCATCAAGATAAAACTGTTTTACTTTTCCACCTTCTATTTTAAAGTTTGGATCATATTTTGCTTGTGTAGAACTACTTGAAGAACTTGAAGATGAGGTGTTATCAGAATCTACGGCAACTGTTCTAAGATGCTCTGGTGCCGCAGCAGGATTATCTGCGCCTGGCATAAGTGTAACTCCCTCATCATCCTTATTTTTTCCGGGCATAGCAAACTCTGCTGCTGCTTTTGCCGCGAAAATTCGTGCTTCTTTTTCAGTTACATTTAATTTTTTCCAATAATCATAATTTGCTTTATAAGACCTAGAATACCAGAACCAAAGATCTGCATCTTTATGAGATTCTATTTTTATTTTTTTAGAATCTAGAAGACTCATATTATCATAATCATTAAACCAGTTTTTTAATTCTATAGAGTTTGTAACCAATTTTCCTTCTGGACTCTGGGGATTCACTCCAGTAAATTTATCATTCAATCCTAAGAAAGAACTTTGAACCAACTTATTAATTTGTTTTACAATATAAGTATCTCCAGTTTTTTCATATCTTATGACATAATTTTTCTTTTCTTTATCACCAACCTTTATGTGTGTTGTATGTTTTGTATTTTTCACATACTCATCTGGAATTAACTGTCTGCCCTCTTTAGTTTCAACTTTTGGTGCATTATTGGGAGGATCACTTTTCTTTAATTTATATTCTATTGAACCTTTCGATTCAGACTGTTTAGTTTCATCTTTTGGTGCATTTTGAGTGGGAGTAGTTGTTGAAGAACCTCCGCCTTTGTGAGCATCATTTCTACGACCTCCAACAGAACCACCAGTATTCATTGCCTCAATGTTAATATCACCAATACTTGCTGTTCTTCTTTCAGATCTTCCACCAAACATATAATTAACTTTATCCAAATATTCTTCTCCACCCAACCAATTAACTGCTCCGGGTTTCAAAACATATTCTCCGAGAGAAAGTGCAGTTAAATATTGATCTGGTCCTAAACCAGATATTTTTGTATTAACTGTATTATTATTAACTACACCACCTTCAATTGAAACAGTATCATTTCCAATAGTTGGAGTTTTTCTTTGGGGTGGAGTTGTGGACCCACCCATATTCTTAGTAAGAACGGGACTAAGTTTAGTAATAGATCCACCCGTATTATTAGTAAGAACGGGACTAAGTTTAGTAATAGATCCGCCCGTATTCTTAGTAAGAACGGGACTAAGTTTAGTAATAGATCCACCATTAAACTTTACATTAACTCCAGGAGCAGATTGTTGTTTTTGTTGTGGTTCTGCTGGTTCTGGTTCTCTATTTCCAACAATGTCCGGTGCTTGAAGTTCGGGTATTTTTGGAATGTTTGGAATAACTCCCTTATCTGGATCATTTGGCAATTGGGGTGCACCAGGAATGAACTTGAGTGCTCCATTTATCATATCAATAAATCCACTTATGGCAGAATTTATAGAATCAATAAATCCTCTTACTGGTTGAATAAGTTTATTATCAATAAATTGTAGAATACTATTAAAGACTCCAACAATACCATCAAACAAATCTTGTATTGGCTGCAAAAGAATTTTTGGATTTTTGATAACAGAAAATAACCAATTTACTGCAGACCCTAAAAGAACCATCATAATAAAGTTCTTTATAGTATCAAAAATATTCGTAAATGGTTTTATAACTTTATCGAGTAATTTTGATCCTTTTGAAGATTGTTTTTTTGATTCTAATTTATTCTCTTTTCCTGCCTTTTTTTGTTTATTTTTTTCAATTCTATTTTTTTCTCGTGATTTTTCGTTTGCCTGTGATTGCTTTTTAAAAATATTTACAATATCTTCTGTAAGACTACGAATCTCTTTAACTATACTTAAAAGATCTCCGTTTAAAAATTTGTATAATTTATCAACTGTATTATCTTTTTGATCTTCTATATCATCAATTGGTTCTACCCGACTTGCTTTTATTGCTTCTGGAGAACCTGCTAAAAGTTTTGATGAGTCCGTTGGTTTATTTTGTTCTCTATTTCTTCTTCCAAAGAAACTATCTACATTTACTGTTTTCTTTGGTGCAGTAGTAAATGTAGATTCCTTTAAATCTCTTATTCTTTTTCTTTCATTGGCAATTTTTGCCAAATCTTCTTCGGATAACTTTAACTTTTCATCGAAAGCACCTTTTGCGATTGCTTCCTTCATTAAAGTCATATATTCATCATATTCTAAGTCAAAGTTATCCTCCAACCCAAGAATTTTGGCAATTTCTGGATCTATGATTTGGGTTTTAGTTTGGGTTGGATCCTCGGCTGCCATGAATTACTAACTCTTTTGTTGTTGTTTTTGCCTTTCTTCTTCCAAGTGCTGTTCCAATAATGTAACATATACATCACGTTCCCAAGGCATCATATTTTCAATCTCAGTCAATGAATATTTATGATACTGAATCAAGGCAAAATTCAACTTATAATAGTTAGCAAGGTCCATATGGACCATGGCTATCCGAAAAAACTAGAAAGTCCTTCAAGAACAACCTCACTTTCAACTTTAGTATTTGGATTTTTAATAATAGTTGAATAATGTAGTTTTGGCATAGTTTCAAAGAACTTCTCAATTTGCTTAAATTGGGTCGAGTTCATCTGTTCTAAGAAATCAACCAGTTCTTTCTTGGTTACATCGGAAGAAGCCCAAACTTCCTCAGAATTGTAAATTTTATCAATACAAGAAACAATCAAATCAAATGATTGATCCATATTATTTGCATCTGCAGAAAAATCAAAATTACTCTTGATAAATTGTTCAAGTGATGGATACTTCATTTCCATCATCAAATTATCATCAATTTTGATTTGATTTGTATGCTCATCATTTCGTTTAATTTGAATTTCATCAATCGCAATTTCTTTTTTTACGGTTGTATCATTATCATCAGGACAAATTAGATTGACATCAATCACTTCTCCTACTGATTTTCCACGAATGTTAAGAAAGAGATATTCAATATCAAATGTAGGAAGCGTTTCTACTTTAACTCCCCTAGTTTGAATGCAGTTTTTAATAACCGTTTTAATTGCAGTTGTGATTTCCTTTGTGTCTTCACTCTCTAATGCAAGAACTAATAGTTTTTCTTCCCTAACTAAAAATGGTCTATACTTAATGTTTTGTCCAGTTGATGGCAATTCCAACTCATATGTTGGTGTCGAAATCTTTGGTAATGGCATTGTTTATTGAATGATGTATTCAGGTTGTTTTATTTATCAACCAATATTTGATGTTCCTCCGAATGGACCAAAATCCCCAATTGATCCATTAATATTTTGCTGTCTTTGAGGAGCTATATCTAAAAGTGATACATTTGGATTAAAATCAAATCCTCCACCATCTGGTAATGTGTAGGTCGATCCATTCAATGGTTCAATTCCAAAATCAAAGTTATTACTATTTTGAAATGCTTGTACTTGAGGATTAAAAGGAATATCTATTGCTGATTCTGCTGATGTCGAATAAGGACTAAACTTACTTCTAATCACATATCTAGTATATGAAAAGGAAACAGTTACTTTTAATAAATCGCTTTGATCGTAGGAAATTGGAGTTGATGCGATATTGATAGGAAATGCATCTATAAAATCATATCCTATTCTATAGTTTGGTGAAGATGTTGAAATGTCCTTTTCAAATTTTAAAAGTTTAATTTTTGTCTTATATGAGAAAGGATAAGTCATTCTATAAAATGTTGTTGGATCAATATAGTCATTTTGAGTAAAGTAATTTCCTTCACCAACAATAAAACTCATCCAGGCCAAAAAATATTTTAAAGTATTATATCTATAATCAATATAAAAAGTTAAATCAATTGTATCGTCATATATTCTACGATATGCCATTTTTTCACTAGTTCCATGATAATCATTATTAGATTCGTGAGTTGCTAAACTAGATCCTGGAAGACTTGCTTCGCAACAAGATAAATTAATAATCTCCTGTTCCTTTGATAAAGTTACCCCTACAAAACTATTAACCTTTTGATTTGTTAAAATTTCGACAGAATATACTGAAGTTTGTGCTGGGCGCAATAACTTTTGCTTAATTTCTGACACTTTATAATGTCTAGCTAATCCCATAGCACTAAAATAAATACTTTTACTTATATATTATGTAGTAAGGTAATGAGAGATAAATATCATCAAGGAAAATTTCACCCCCAAAATCCGGAAAAATATAAAGGTGATGTAAGAAATATAATCTACAGAAGTTCTTGGGAACTTCGTTTTATGAGATATTGTGATAGAAAAGTCAATATTCTAGAATGGGGAAGTGAAGAATTTTTTATTCCTTATATCTCTCCAGTTGATGGTAGAGTTCACAAATATTTTCCAGATTTTTTTGTAAAAATACAAGAAAGAAGTGGTGCAATAAAAAAATATGTTATAGAAGTTAAACCAAAAAGTCAAACAAAAAGACCAATCAGGACTCCAAGAAAACGAAATAAAACTTTTATTACAGAAGCACTTACATACGAAAAAAATGTTGCTAAATGGAAAGCAGCACAAGAGTGGTGTCAAGATCGTATGTTAGAATTCAAAATCATAACAGAAGATGAATTGGGCCTATAAATATAAATAAAGGACTTATAGAACTATAAGTAATATCTGATGGCTCAAATAACCAACGATCTGCCTTGGAAAAAAATACCAACAAAAATTTTAGTAAATGATGAAACTGGTCAAGCTGAAGTTTTTGCAAAAGAAGGTATTTTTGGAGATACTAAAATAGCAGAAGTTGGTGCAAATAATGAATGGACAGTTACTAATATTTCTGCATTAACAAAAAAATATAATAATTTAAACGGAACAAAATTAACAGAAGCACAAGTTCAAGATATATTTGATGTTGAAGGTGTTAAAACATTTAACAATGAAAGAGCAGCAATAATAAATGCCAATTCACCATTTAACACGAAAGTATTTTTAGCAACTAAACAAAATCCAGTTCCTGGAGTTAAAGATCCAAATACAAACGCATTACCAACGCAAACTGCCCCAACAGTTGCTACAACACAACCTGAACCTGTAACTGGTTCTAATCCTCAGAATGGTCCGGCATCAACGCCAACAAATGGTGATCCAAACACCAATGGAACAAATACAGATATTGGAAGTCGAAAAAATAATTATCCAGATTCATTATTAGTTTATCCGGTAAAAAGAAAAAATGCAAACGGGGGAGATTTTATTAAATTTGAAATTTTAAATTATCAAAAATCTGGATTAACAAATTTAAGTACAATTGTTAATGGATCTGTAGCATTACCTGGAATGGAATATAGAGATCCTGGAAAACCACTTGCAACGATATATCTTCCAATTCAATCTGGAATTGTTGAAGGTATGTCCGTTGATTGGGGTGGTGGAGAACTAAATCCAATTACTGCGGCATTTGCAAGTGCTGCATATTCAACAATAAACGCAGCTGGAAGTGCTGATCTTGGTAAATTTTTTGGTGGAGTTGCAACGGGTGCAGAAACAATAAAAGATCTTTTTAATAATGCAAGTCCAGAACTTAGACAATTAGCGATAAATTATTTTACAGAGCAATCAGTTAAAACAAACGGTCTTTTGTCAAGAACTCTTGGTGGGGCAATCAATAACAATCTAGAACTTCTTTTCAATGGTCCTATGTTGAGAAGTTTTACATTCAACTTCAAATTGACACCAAGAGAACCCAATGAAGCAGTAGTTATAAAAAAAATGATCAGATACTTTAAAAAGAGTATGGCACCAGCACTCTCAACAGCTCAACTCTTTTTATTGGCACCAAATGTATTTAAAATATCTTATGTTTATACTGGTAAAGGTAATCTTAACGAAGATCATCCATATCTAAATAGAATTAAAGTTGCTGCCTTAAGAGATATTTCCGTAAATTATACTCCAGATGGTAATTATATGACCTATCAAGATGGATCGATGACTCAATATGAACTCAATCTAACATTTGGAGAAATTGATCCAATTTATGAGAATGATTATGAACTTAACGAAGGAAAAATCGGAACTGGATGGTAAAAAATGGCACTTTACTTTAGAAATATACCAAATTTAGAATACATCAGTAGAGATGAAAATGCAATCTCGGAATATTCTGAAACAAAAAACCTCTTTAAAAGAGGCAAAATAAGAGATGATATATTTGGAAATATTTCATACTTTAATAAGTATATAATAGTTGGAGATGAAAGACCTGATAATATAGCATTTAAAGTCTATAATGATGAAACATTAGATTGGGTAGTTATGCTGTCAAATAACATCCTAAATCTTTACGATGAATGGCCTTTAACTCAAGAATCTTTTGATTCATATCTTATAGAAAAATATGGATCCTATGAAGCACTTAACAATACTCACCATTATGAAACAAAGGAGATTAAAGATTCTTCTGGAAAAATAATTTTAAAGTCTGGATTAGTAGTAAATCAAAACTTTACTCTTGAGTATTATGATTCTAATACTAAGAGATTATTGTATAATATAGATGTTAAACATAGAATCACAAACTATGAGTATGAACAGAATATAGAAAATGAGAAAAGAAATATCTTTCTATTAAAAGATAATTACTTACCTTTAATTTTAGATGATGTGGAATCTAAATTAAAATATAAAAAGGGTAGTGACCAATACATTAGCCCTACCCTTAAGAGAGTTGATAATATTAGATTATATGATAATTAATCAATCATCAACTAGTTTTTTAAAGTAACTCATTGCATCATCTTCATCTTCATCATCTTGATGGGATTTGGGAAGACTATTGATTTCCTCACGAAGTTCTGAAGTAAGTGACTTACTCTTATTATAAGATTCTTCGAGTTCTTTCAGGACATCTTCCTCACTGTTTTTGGGTTGAGAATAAGATTCCAGTGCATCTTCTTGTTCATAAGTAGATGCTTTTGGAGCAACTTTTCCAATACCAAGAACGTAATTTAGACGCTTTTCAAGTTCTTCATAGGTCTTGAATTGATCAGGAGCAGCAAGGGCAGCAAGAGAATACTGCTTTTTCCAGATTGTCTCCAGAGCATCGTCGTCATCAAACAGAGCACTAGAACGATCAAATTCAGACTTATCATAATTCCAGTAACCTTCAACCTTACGAATCTTAAGGCGGAAGTTTGCACCAGACCAGAAATCAAAAGGATTGATCGGATCTTCATCATCAAACTCTGGTTGCATAGCATTCATAATCTTATCAAAGATCTTCTTACCATACTTAAACAGGAAAACTTTACCTTCGTTCTGAGGATTTGCAGGATCCTTTACGACATAGATGTTGGAGTAATATGATAGTTTACGCTTCTGCTTACGAACAGTTTCCTTATCCTTATCATTACCACTGTTCCAAAGAGTACGATTATACTCAGTTACAGGGTCTTTCTGCCCAAGAGTAGTCAGAGAATTTTCGATATACCAACCACCATTTCCTTGGAATCCGTGAGAAAAGATTTTTGCCCAAGGAAGGTCTTCACCTTCTGGAGCAGGAAGGAAACGAATAATTGCGGAACCAACACCGCTCTTATCCATTTCGGGTTTCCAATAACGGTCATCTGCGCTGCTAGGACCATTGTTCATCTTTTCAACTTCTTTCACCAGTTTGTTGGTGAGAGAACCCAGTTTGGACTGCTTCTTAAGACTTTCGAATGACATTTTGTACCTCGTATTTGTTAGTATTTGGCCTGTGGGGTTTGCTTTGGTGCGGATTCCCTAGCCGCTGACCTAGAATAGCACTGAAACTACTCCTTGTCAATAGCCTCTTTCATAGTGTCAATGAGGCGAGTCATATTACTGAAAATCATATTAATATCAGAAGTTTTAGGGATTCCCATCGCCTCAGCAGATTCTAATACTTTTTCCTTCATATCTTTTGCTTCTGGATCATCCGATAAACTCAATCTAGTATATAGGATTTGTTGCTTTTCGAGAAGTTTCTGTAGCAAATCAACATGTTGAAGTTTTTCTTCTTTGTTCATCATAAAGAATTTATAAACATTGTGATATATTTCTTCTTGTAATTCAGAGATTTCTGCCATCTCTGCTCGTACAACTTCTGAGTCGAAAAAACTCACAATACTATCTCCTTTAAAATTTTCTTATATTTAAATACATCAATATGTATGAATGGAAAATATTTTGCAATTCTCATTGATACAAATTTCCAAATAGGGTCATCCAATTTCTTATCGAAGTTTTTTCTGTATCCAAAAATAGAATCAAGAATAACCATCGTCTCTAAAGATAAATTTCCTTGTAAAAATATCTTTAGTAATCTTGGATGACTTCCATTTTTGATAGTAAATAAATCTTCCATTGAATTTTCACTAAAAAGTTTTTCAATTTCTTCTTTAAATACATAAGAAAGAGATTGAGTTCTTTTTTTCCAAAGAGAAAATCTCTTTTCTCCTTCATTAATTATTTCTCCAATCCATAAAGATTCTGGGTCATTACATAAAACAAAGTTGGCAACAAAAAAACTGACAATTTCCTCGTCAGTTTTTTGTCTACTCATTTTTTCAAACCACATTCTATCTTTACGTTTGTAGAATGCTTGCAAAGATGCTTTTACTTTGCCATTATATCTCAAATAATCATATTTTGGTTTTGTAAAATGATTCTTGAGGGCAAGGTATGTCTTATAGCAATTCAGGGGATCCAATTTCAAAATACTAAACGTGCCTTAGATGTTTTTTTCAAAAAGTTAAGTTCCATTGCCTGATATTTAATCTTTTCTTTCAATGGTTTTGAAAGTAACTTTGGAACAGATTCTAATTCAATGCTATTTCTTTCACAAAAGATAATAATTGCATCAATATAATTTACATCATCATTCTCTTGGACAATTTTTTCAATTTCTTGAGCAAACTTAGATGGACAAACAAATCTTTCTCCCAAAATCTTATTGAACTCTTTTTCTATTTTATTATTCATTATTTCCAGTATTGTGGGCATAAAAATTTTGTAATAGTGAAATCAATAATACCAAATAATTTAAAAAATGTCAAGAAATATTCGCAAGTTTGTCGTTTAAAAACTTTTTAATATACTTAACAAGAATTTTTAGATATTTTGATTTGTCATATTCTTCATATACAACACACTCTCCATTCTCGCAAGCCATAATAATCACGAACTTCTTAACAGATATTCCTGTCAATTCGTGTAGCATACAAGCATAAGCACAGCATTGAACAAAATACCCTTCAATCCATTCTCGCGGTTTTGGTTTTGCAGAAGTTTTGAAGTCAACGATTGCCAATTCTCCATCAAATTCAGCAATACAATCTACTGTTCCAGCAATTCCTAAAAATTCACTGTAAAGAGATCCTTCAAGCGCAAGGATATTATTTATCCTGTTTAAAGTTGGTTTGGAAATCCTAAACAGAATCTCTGAAATAGGTTGAACATCGGATAATTTCCGATTATATAAGTGATCCTCAACAAGAAGGTGGAAATCGGTTCCACGACTTGTTGCTCGTTTTGTAATCTTATCTGCTTCTTCTTCACCAACCCTCTTTCTCCATTTTTGAAAGAAATCTTTTTTATAGTGACTGATTACAGAAGTGATAGAAACAAGTCGTAGAACTTCTTCTTTTGTAGGAACTTTATAATAACGAACGCCATCAATCAATTCCCTGGTAAGTGTGGGAAATTCAGTTTCAATGTGATTAAAAATCATTAATTAATTCCTAGTTCAAGTTTTGCCAAAATATATTCTTTACAAATACCAGAACGAACAATGTCTTCTGGTCCAAATTCAATAAGATCGAAAGATGGCATAATTCTTAAGATCTTCATAAAATCAATAATACCATTCTTTTCGTTTGTCTTGATCAAGTCTGACTGAGTTGCATCTCCACAGAACATAATCTTAGAATCTTGTCCAACTCGGGTGATAATGGAATCCAATTCGTGGAAATTAAGATTCTGAAACTCATCAACAATAATAATAGCATTATCTAAAGTTGTTCCTCTAATAAAAGAGGTTGACCAGAAACTGATAGTTCCTTGTGCTTTCAGAGATGCATATAGCATTTCAAATGAAGGATCATCAGGCATCTCGAACATAAATTTTACCATATTTTTGTATGGTATTTGGTACAGAGATGATTTATCCTCGTGATCTCCTGGAAGAAATCCAATCTCTCTAGTGGCAACAAGAGATCTTACAATATAGATTTTATCGTATGGAGACCTTTCATTTAATACCTCACATAATGCATTATAAAGAGTAATGAAAGTCTTTCCAGTACCAGCACATCCATATGATACCAAATTTTGTCCTGATTTGAAAGATTCAAATAATTTTGTTTGATTTTCTGTTAGAGGTTCAATATCCAACAATTTATCAGAATTAATTTGATTCTTTCTTTTTCTCAACAACCTAGCATTTGGGACTTCTGACCCCATTGGATGGATGTCTCCACTGCTCTTTCTTTTTCTTGCCATGTGTTAATTAGATACGTGATTTACTTCCGCCAGCTTTTGATGCTTTCTTAAGAACTTCGCCCCATCCAGGGTTTTTGTTGATGTGCTTGTCTCGCCATTCACCAACTTCTCCCGAACCAGGACAAGTAGATGGATCAGACCAATCTCTGTCCCAGTCTGGGTTATCTGTTTTCCATTGATCCCACTCGTGAACGCTTAAAACCACCTCTTTTTGTTCACCAGTATTTTTGTTAATTACAGGATAAGTTGCCAAATTTCACCTCAATAGCATAGTTTATTTAGACCCATTCAAGTGCTTCTGAAACAGTTGGGAACTGCTCCATAAAGATCTTCTTACAAGCATCGGCAATATCCATATGCTCCTTCTGAGTTCCATTGGCCGACCTAAGTGTTATGTAATGAATCCAGGAGCGGCACGATCCACTCATATAGATGCGTGTGGGCGTTGCCAGAGGAAGCACAAAACGAGCACATTCTTTTGCGATTCCCATATCAAGCATTGACTGATAAAGAACCATTGCTTCATCAAAGTGCTTTCTCATTTTGATTTCGAACTCCTGCTTGACGAAAGGATCAATGTCGTCAATAGAATTCTGACGATTCTTGGTATCCTGACGGCGAAGTTCTGGGACTGGGATCGCCTCTGCGAGTAGGGAGGAATCAGCATACCTCTGAGAAAATTCTTGATATGTGAACGAACGATGACGTAATATTTGAGCTGCGATTGCCCTGCTAGTTTCAATCTCAAGCGTCATGAATGCCTGCTCAAATACGCTCCAGTGCTGGTGTTTCACGCAGTACTTAAGAAGACCCGCAACGTTCGGGTTCTCCTGGTTGGCGGGGTTGCTAACCCTCGCTACGTAACCCATTGTCTTCTCAGCATCAGGGGTCACAGAAATCAGTTTTACTTGCTCACTCATTTTCTTTCTTATAGTTTTTACGTTTCTTTTTGAGTTCTTTCAACTCTGCTTTGATAAGTTGATAGGCAGTCTCTCCATCAATCTTATCTCCCATTTCCATTGCAATAATAACATCGGTGCGAGTGCCGAAGTGTTGCAAAGCCCTTTCGAAGGAATCTAAATCTTCATACATCAGTCTGGGTATCCATCATCGTCATCACTATATAACCGATATTGATTCTTGGAAGTACTTTCTTCATGATAATCAGGTTCATATGAATCATCAATTTTTTGAATTAAATCCTCAAACTTGATAATGTTTTCTATATCATCATCCTTAGAATCTTCCATTTCCAACTTAAGAGATTCAATCAGAAGTTCCATGTTTCGAATTATCAATGAAATTTTTTTCTTGTTCATTTTATTCGCGCAACAAAAACATTTTACATAAAAAAAGAGAGGGTGTCAACCCTCTCTAATCACTTAAGTAAATGAACTTCAGCAACTATCAACAACATAAATGCCATTGATGCCAAAGTTATTTCTGCTACTGTCAGCATTTTTTTGCCCCAACAATGTGTGCAATTTGTGCTTTATGTAGTCTATTCTGTTTTTGTTTTTGATCTTTAATGATCTGCAGGACATTCAGTTTCATTTACATACCTCTTTAGTTTCGGTATGCTTCACACCTCTGTAGGTTTCTACAAAGGTTTCTTTTGAACAAACCATCTTGTTCAGACGGTCATTGGTGTCATAAGCGGCACCACGATATACGACTTTAGCCATGAGATTGCCTCCAAAGAAATGAGTTAATTAAAACCCGTTCCTTCGGGCG